CATATGTATTTATTGTCTGACCCTGTTGATTCTAAGTAAACAATATTCCCACCAATTCTTGCTCTGCTGTAAACTACTTTCCTAGTGTGCGCGGCATCTCTGGCCGTTACCGACCTTCCTCCCATTTGTGCGCCTATATCGGGGGCTGGCATTAACGCCCTTGAAATCATAGACAGTCCTGCACCAATAGCAAAAGCGGTAACAAAACCGCCAAGTGTCATCGCGGCAAGTCCTACCGCAGCAGCATAACTACCCGCTGCTGCTATTCCTGCTATTGCTGCAATTGCCATTCTTTAATCCTTAAAGCATTTTGAGTAAATGCGTTCAATTAAATCAAAGCCCATTCCAATCAATAAATTATCAAAAGGAATATGCACTTTGGTGTTTATGTTTAATAAAGATATACCATTGTCTCTGCAATGATCTTCAGCGAATTTTAACAGTTTATAGCCTGTTGCGCCTTCTCTGTGTTCGGGCAGGACAAATGTAACATCGTTGTTAGCAAATACATGATCTGAATAATGAATGCTTTGCGATACAGTCAAGACACAATAACCAACAAGTTGACCGTCTTTCCTAGCAGTGAAGGCTCGTAATACTCCATCCGCATCAAGACGGGCATATTCTTTCCAGTTAGGGTTTAGCTTTATAGTGCCTTGGTTTAAGGCAACCATTTCCCAATGCTCTTCTATCAGGGGTTTAATGTCTTCTTTGACATTAGCTAAACATTCGTGTGCTATAAATATCAATGCTCATTCCTTGGATCATAGCCCATAAAACCCGCCCCTGATCCGCGATTAGATTGAGAAACTGGTGACGGTCTGCCCCATACGATTTCTTTTTCCTGAATGGCCGTTACGTATTCAAAGCCTTTATCTGAAGGATGATCTATTTTTTGATCTTCCGCTGTATATCTCCTAACCTTAGATCGCTCAAAAGCAATTAACTTGTTTTCTACAGCAATAGATATTGTAGAGGTTTCTGCTCCTTCGGATATGGTCATAACATCCATAAAACCAGAAAACACTATTGTTGGATCGGCAATTAAATCGCCTACATCATCAAACGCGCCAAGCAAAATAGTTAATGGTCTACCCTGATATTCGTGGTCTTTGGCTATCGCCAACAAACTTGCTTTAACGCCAGCCAAAGTTACATTAACACCAGTCGCTTCTATATCTGACGTTTCTTTTATTTCACTTATACTGAGAAGATCACCAACGCCAACATATGTTTCACTGTCATAACTAAGATCGCCATTGCCAGACCATATATTTAATTCATTAGGAGATTCACCAGAATCAAATACCATACGAATAAGATAAATAGGCCGAACAACATCTGCCGTTGTAACTGCGGTCATGCCACTGGTTAATACTCTACTCATAAAGCCTCCGTCATGGAGAAGCTAAACCCGTAAAAGCTAGCATCACTTACCGACCAAGAAAGTTCATTTGAAGCCATACGCCATAAACTTTTTGGCAAAGTAAAATCCAAAGCCGTACCGCTAGAAACAGCCGCTCGCAAAGGAGGCTGAAAAGATAATGTTCCAGCACCAGATGATTTGTCAGCCGTTACTATGTACAGATAACTTCCAAGTTGAAAATAAGTTCCCGCAGTAACCGCTGATGCTGCCGCTGAAGTAGTTAGCGTTTCGGCTCTAATCGCTGTGGTGCCAGATGTGGTTGATGTTGCTGTGCTGGTATGCAATGGGTTGCCGAACGTAAACGTGCCTTCCCGCCCTTTTAAGCCGACTATAAAAGCCTCGATAGATCGTGCCTCGATATGCGATAAAGGCGGCAGAGACACCTCTGCTTCCCATCTAGCACCTTGATGAGCATATACCTGAGTATCTAATGTAAATGGCGATTCACTTACAGCTACAACTCGTTTCAGTCTCATCGACATATTTTTTATGCCAACATTGGGAAAAGATAAAGGCATTTATTACGCTCCTGACATTGCTTTGCTAAAGTTGCCACCACGCAATCTAGCATCTGCCACTGCGCCTTTTGCTGCTTGAGCAATTTGAGGCATTAAGCCAACAATCTCTGCCCTTACAGTGCTTTGTATTCCGGTGGTCACGTTAATGGTTTGGTTGATTGTAACACCGCTACCGCCACCAAGTTTGTTGTTAGGTACGATTGAGCCTTGAGAGTTAGGAATAAACATCTCAGCCCCACTCTCACCAACCATATAAGGCTGACCGCTTTGAACCGATCCCCCAATGGCTCTGCCTGAAAGACCCGCCATAGTTGTTAAGTTGCCGCCAGTTCCTCCAGCCGTAACTCCAGCACTGCCACCTCCACCGCCACCAAAGCTGGCAGTAATAGCACCAAAAGCAGCATCAACAATATATTTTTGAATTAGCATCTTAATAAGACTATCAACTACGCTTTTCGCCATTGACTTCATAGCGTCAGCAAAGTTAGCCGCGCCCGTTATTCCGGCAGTCAAAGCATCTGTCATTCCATTTAATGCGTTTGTAGTAAATGCTTTTACTATTTCATCAGAATCTTTTACTGTTGTTTGCCAATCTTTAAATGCTTGTTGTACGTTGTTTAATCCGTCTATCGTAGGTACAAAAATATTAGGTTTTCCATCGGAACCGCCTATTGCTTCTTTAAGTTCCAATATTTTAGCAATAGATTTATCAAAAAAATCTCCAAGCCCGTTATCTACTAAAGGTTGTTGCATTTCTTTTAATTTTTGATCTGCCAAGATAACTTGATTCATCAAGCTTTCTATCTTGTCTTTTTTATCGTCTAGATTTTCTCCCATTAATATGTCTGAAAGACTTGGAAGCCCACCCGCTTCTATTCCTTTAATTTCACCATATAATGAAAGTATTTTTTCTTTAAAACTTTCTATCTTATTTTCTTGAGATTTAACTTCAATGGAATTAAAAATACTATTAGCTTTATTAACGAAACCTGAGATTGCTTCAAGACCAGTATCTAAGGCTGTTATAATATTAGCAATAGATTGCAAAAATCCTTTAGCCAAAGACTGAGCCCATTTCTCCACACCTCCTTGTTCTTTAGATATTGCTGTAAAAAAACGAGTCAGCTGTGTTACTGCTTCTTCTATTGCTGGAGCCAATGCCGCGGTAAACTGATCCGTTAAACCTTTTCCGACAGACATTAATTTAACAATAGAATCATTTGCTTTTTCAACGCCAGCAGCTGCATCAGTTGACATGGTTAAACCAAGCATTTTTGCTTCGCCTAACAATTCTTGCAAACCTTCTCTGCCTAAACCTAATGTATTAACTAATGCGGCGCCTTCGGAATCAAATAGTTTAAAAGCCAACCGTAGTTTATCGGAATCATTTCTTACTTTCCCGAAAGCATCAGCTAATATCAACATCCTTTTATCCAAAGGCATATTGTTTAATTCTTTGGCGTTAATTCCTAACTCTTTAATTGCACCTTTTGCTTCGCCTGTACCTTTTGCAGCTTCAGCTGTCCTTCTAGTAAATCGCTGTAAAGCCATATCCATTGTTCGGGTTTCAACGCCAGTAATTTCTGCTGCGTATCTTAACCCTCCCAAAGCGGAAGTTGTTGTTCCTATTTTATCTGCTGTTTTCTTTAAGCTGTCAGTTGCATCTAACGATCTTTTAATAAGAAAGCCAAAACCAGTGGCTCCAGCAACTAACACCAAAGCTGATTTCATGCTAAAAACGGCTTTAGTTATTCGTTTAATTCCTGCTGCTGCTGAAGCAAAACCTTTTTTGGTCTTGTCCATTGCAAATATTTTGATATTAAACTTTTGGTCAGCCATTGCTTTCACTCTGTATTTGGAAATATGCTAGCCACTCATTAAAGTGACTGACGGGCATTTGCTCTGCTTCTTCTATTGTAAGATGCAAGCGGTCAGCCAAGGAAAGCAGGTTCATCCTTAACTGATCGCTCCTTAGTTTCCCTCCGCGTCCTCTACAGATTCAATTTCTGCAAACATCTGATTAGCGATATCTGATATCACATTAGTTTCTTCTCCCATTAGATCAAGCCGATCTTCAGCAGATTTAAAAAGCTTGTTGCCGCCTTCGTCTTCTGCTTTCATGCAAATCAGATCGACCATCGCTCCAATGGTAGTGTTATTAAGAAAGTTAGGGTGCTTTTTCTGCAGTTGATCTAAATCATAGCAAGTAATACTTCGGCTATATAATTTAAACGCTCCAGATTCATCAGCCCATGCAGGAACAAGAACCTCTCTTGCTTCTAACTTCCTTCTGTTTCTTAACTCTTTAGCTAGTCCCATGGTTTAATTCCCCGCTGTTAAACTTGTGCTTCAGATACTGCTCCACTGCATTGAATAGCAAAACTTGCTTCAACCATTCCGTCAAAAGAACCAGTGATTGAGCGTGATGTAACAATACCGCTACCAGAAAAGAATGTCTCACCGCTTCCAGTACCTGTTGGATATACTTCAAAATCTATTGAAGCACGTTCATCAAGGACTAATTGTTGTGCATCGGCTTCATCCCAATAAACTTCAAGTGATACTGTGTTAGTTTTTAAGCCTGTCTTGTAACTTCTTGCAACATCACCTATTACTGAATCTTCAATAGTGTCTGCTGAACCATCAAATGTAAATGAACGAACTTCTCCCACCACGGCAACAGTCGTTCCCGCTACTTGGATTTTTACTACACCGGATGCGCCTGTTTTAGTCGCCATGATAATTTACCTATTTTAAAGTTTAAGTTGTGCCGCGAGTATATTGGTATAAGACGCGAACTGTAATAATAACCCCACCGATGGGGTCAATGGAACCTTCGTCAATCTCAATGCTTGTTATTTGCGTGTCTAGTGCATAACCACCGCGCAAACGATCAACATCAAGTGCTTCTTCAATTGCTTCAATAAGATTGTTTCTGGCCGAATCTATAATTGCGCCTTTAACGTAGCAAATGAATTCATAATTAATTGTAGCCATTCGTTTACTAACCGAACCGCCAAGGGTACTGTCTTCTCTGTCTTCGTCCGCACTCCTTACTAATATTGCAGGAAATTGTGCGCTCGATAACTTGTCAAAATCAAACGGCTCTCGCGTAACATACTTAACGCCCACAGGAGCAGTAGTAGCTTGTAAAGTTGCAACTAGATTATTAGCAATATTTTCTCTTACGCTCATTTCAAAGTCCTAAAAAATACTTTTCCTAAAGTTTTTTCTTCTAAATCAGAAAACCCAAAAAACGGCCTAGTTGCATTATTTTTTGCTGCTTTTTCTGCTTCAGTAGCGCGACTAAAAAATATGGTAGCCGCTCTGTTGTCTACGCTTGATGTTAATGAACTAAGCATATTTCCGCTAACGCTTAAATTAGGTTTAGTAGTTAACCCTTGTTCTTTACGCCAAGCAAAATATCCTCCATCTGGCAATTTACTATATGGTTTAAAGCTGCCACCTTTGTAACTTTTGCCTTTTGCCGTTCTTTCTTCTATTATTTGTATTCCAGCCAAAGCTGTTCTTGATAACGCTCTGCGAACACTTTTAGATAAGGCTTTACCGCGTTTTTTTAATAAGCGTTCTATTTCTTTGCCGTTACTTGTTAACCTTACTTGCATTATCTATCAAGCCTGTTAACAGCAATGTATTCTCGTTCTTGTTCTGCAACAGCACCATCTCCATCCAAATCGTATTCTATGCCGTCACCATATACAGCTTCCATTTCTTCACCGTATCTAGCTTTATAAAAATCAATCATGTTTCCAAATCTATCGCCATCAACCCAATTGGTAAGCTTTGGCAATGCATACATCCACAGCACTAAATATGCTGATGCTTGAGTAAATTGTAAAGCGGTTAATTTTGATTCAACCATTTCACCAGCAATACCTTTTTTCGGCCACCATTTAATACGCAAATCGCGCTCAATATCAGCTTGAGCCTTTGGATGTTCTATACTAAACGAATCAATGCCCAAATCTAAAATATCAGGTATTAATTTTAATAAATCCGCATCAGACGAATATGCCATTTCAAACCTCAATTAAAAGCCTCACCCCCCTAAGAGAATGAGGCTAGTCTTAATTAACCCAACAGAAGAGCAGTATGCTCTGGCTTGATGTTTTTAACACCCCAAGCCAAACCAACTTCATAACGCACTTTTCTGTAGCCTTTGTACATGGCAAATTCCATGCTAAGACCAGAACGTGGATCAGTGATTACAATTACGTCTTCAGCTTGATCGCCTTCCTCAGGACAGGCAGGAGCGCGAGCAGCCAAAACTAGAGCAGAACGATTAAACGCCATGTTACGGTCTGAGGCAGCTACTTTTGTAATAGCCTTTGTAGCGGCAGACATTGCAACACGCAAACCGTTAGCAGCAAGAGTAATGGTATCTCCGGCAGCAGGGTTAGCACCAGCAAATACTGCACTGGTTACGACATACTGGTTAGTATCTCCAGCAAAAGTAATAACGTCACCAGCACCAACTGTACCTGTACCACCAGCAGCTAGAGTCAGTACGTTTGCACCAACAGCATAGCCAGCAGCGTTAGTTGTAGCCGCACCAGCAAGTGAAGCAGCAGCTTGATTGACAATCTGTGCAGACTCACGAATAGGCATACCGTTAATGTCTAGCAAAACGCCTTGACGCAACATTGAATCAGTACCAGCAGCATTAACGGCTGATTGCAGACCAAGAAGATTAACGCCAGCATTGGTATTAATGACAAGCTGATTGTCGCTTAGAGGTGCGCCATTGTCCTTTAGTACCTGAAGTGCTTTTGATGCATCGGTGTAGTTGTTAGCAGTTCCGAAAGGAGTAGTGCCAGCAGTTCCTACAGCGCGAGAGAAAGTGCTTTGCAGTCCAGCCAAATCAACTTCAACTTCGTTAGTAATAGAACGGATAGCTTGAGCAATCTTCTGAGCGCGGACGCTAGTATAGCCAATGCCAGTGTTCAGAATCTTTTGCTCATCACCGTTAAAACCAAACTCTGCGGCTCTAGCTTTGGTGATTATGATGTCAGTTGATCCAGAAGTTTGACCAGTAGGATCAGGGACAACCATAGCAGGAGTAATGTTAGCAACATTACCAGCGGGTTCAACATCAACGCGGATGTTTTGGTTTAGACCAGCACGTTCTGCTGATGCGTTCATAGTTACCGCTGGAATCATGCCAGTGAGTTCGCGTGATACAACGTCTAGTGCTTCATAAATGTCAGGCATTAAAGCCGTGATTGTATTAGCCATTTTAAAATCTTCCTTAAATTATTGGAGTGTCCCACCGCTTCTGATAAATTCAGATCGCTTCTGGGGAGTAAGTTGTTCAAATTCTTCACGACTTTTGACTTTGCCAAGCATATCGTTAATGCCACCAGTCTTACCCTGCGACCCTGTACCGCCTTGACTAGCGCGAACAAAGTGAGGATTTCCTGTTAAAAATTCTGTCACCATGTCATTGACTGATAACAAATCACCACTATCATTGTACCTTGGCACTCCATGAGCGTCCAACACTTCAACTGAGCCATCATCGGACAGTCTGGTGTAGCCTTTCAATAAAGTAGATACTTGATCTGGGTTTACTGCATTGTTTTGGCTTGCCGCTGACAATAACGCTCCATCAACTAGCGTTTGTTGCAACTTGCTTTTATATGCACTAATTTCCAAATCTTTCTTTTCGACTGTTTTCTTTAAGATGTTATCAAACTCTCCGCGCTCTTTCTGCCTTTCTAAATCGGCATCCTCTCGCTTTTGCATTAAGTCTCTCGCATCATCAAGGTCAATACCGGAAAGCTTTTTTTCAAACTTTCTTTGTTCTCTTGCAATGCGGTCTGCAACAATGCGGTCTAACTCATCTTGCGTAAACGTCTTATCCTGACTTTGTATTGCTACTGTTTCAGTCTCAGTTTCTGTTTCCATGATTTCATCGCTCATGTTGCGTGCCTCATATAGAGTAGTTGGTGAATTTGCAGTGTATCATAAATGATTACTTCTTAACTTTTTTCTTCTTTTTCTTTGGTCGGCCAACTTTAGACCCATATGTTCCTTTACCTTGTGGCATTATAAACCCTCCAAATCAGTAAAACCTCTAAACCGGTGGCGGCAGTTATATCCTCCTCTGACTAAAAAAGGGTCTCCACTAATCTTGCCAGCCCAACTGCCAGACCACTCTTCCATTATTTCGTCTTTTGTATAAACTTTTCCAACGTGCCTCTCACAAAATGGTCTAGTCTTACTGTCATCAGGACCATAATATTTAAATTCAGTTACTCCGCTATCCAAAGCAATTTTTGTATTTATCGCAGAATCAAATTGCATCAAGCCATCATGCATTGATTGTTTGGCGTAACGGCCTAACCCTGCTTCAACAGATTCCTTAATTGACGCCACGCTTGCCGCAAAAGGAGTTCCTAACAAAGTATTGCTATAAATTTCCTTTGCAACAACATCAAGATACTGCTGACCTAAATCCTCAAAGCCTTTATATGTAAGCCTTTGCAATTGAGATACAACTTCAGAATCTAACACTGCCATTTGCCCATAAGTCGCAAGCATAGCAGCACCGCTTTCTGCGACAACAGCGTATTCTCGTATAATGTCATCAACAGTTGCTAAATATTCGGTTTCAATAACTTCTCTTAGAGTTACTCTTGCTTTAATAGCCCACGTTAAATCAAACAAATCGCCATTTTTTAACGGAGCTGTAGCCATTAATGTGGCTATTCTTGACTCTAAAGTTACCAGAGCAGAAGCTAGTTTTGCTTGATGCGTTTCAGCAAGCGCAATAACTCCTTTTAAATGTTCGACATCTTTAGCCATTAGATTGTTAGCGCGGCTTGATCTTCAAGAACATTACCTGTAGAAATAGCTGAATTAAACTGACCTAAAACTTGCGAACCAGATTCAATTTCATCATGTGCTTTAACAAGTACCTCATCATCAAGAACAAGGTCAGCAATCTTTTTATCTATTTCCATAGCAAGCGTTACTGATTTAACTCCAGTTGAGCGCATTTGTTGCAAGAATAATAGCTCCTTGTCATAGTCTCGCAAATCAAAAGAATCAGGATAAAATACTTCTACATCCGGTTTTATTTGCTGCCAATCACAAAACATTACCCAAAGTTGCTCTTCAGCCAATTCAAGTAAATCTGCTTTTTCTGATAATTTAGCATTAAGCATTTGGAATTCAGTAGCCATTGCTACCCCTGACATGGTTATTGCTTCAGTTCCTCTGACTGCACCCATATGAGACATTCTGTTTATGCTATTAACTTTGTCTTCAATAGCGTTTCTTACTGCGTCAAGGTTGGCTCCACTTGGCTGCATTTGGAACGGGCGTAAAGATGCATCCATATCGTCAGGCATATTTATAATGGCGCCAGCACCACCACTAGCGTCTGTCTGATGAGTCTTGACTAATGTAGGATGATTGGAAATCCTGATCAATTGCTCTATTTCTGACAATTCTTGATAGATTGCGCGCTGCATATAAGCAGCATCTGACAGGTCACTTATTCCTATTCCTCGTTCTACTGAACGGTTAGCTGGTAAATATGTAGCAGGAACTCGACCAAGAACATTTGGCTCAGATTCAATTTTTCTTTCTGTTTCATCGTTTACTTGCCACAAAGATACTTCTTGTTTATCCCATATACGATAATAAGTGTCTTCATTTAATTCATCATCCAGTTCAATTGATTCAATTACTTTTAAATAAACAAGTTCATATCTGCCGCTTGCGGTTCGCTCAAATTTCCAATCTTTAACATTCTCTGGAGTAAACAAAGTAACATAAGGCCGAATCTCTTGCTCAAGTTCTTGTGCTTTTGTTCCAGCGTTTGATTTTGGCTTGTCCATCATTATCCAGACATGACCGTAAACGCTTGCCCAAACTTGCGCTTCACGCATAAAAGAATTAAAGCTGCGACCATCAAAATCACAATCATCCATAAATGGTTCAAGAGCCACGTTATCAGCTAATGAATTAAAAACTCTGGTAGGCGGCACTCGCCACAGAAAGCTGCTGTAAATATGCACTATGTTTTTACAGTGATTATCAAGCGGTGTTAATTCAAGCCTTCTTTTGTAATCTTCATCTGACTCGCTAATGTATTTGGTCAGGTATTTTCCATCAATATAGTCTTGCCCACCCATGTAAGAACGTAAATAGAATTCCCATCTGGCAATATTATTAACATATAAAGGGTTGGTTTGTTTTACGTCAAAATCCATCAAGTCCACCTAGTCGGTTGCGGTGCATCATATTGTGTGCGAACTGGAAACAAGTATTCTATCAAATAACCAAGGGCATCATTCATATGATCAAAGCCATCGTCTTTATTTGGTATGCTAGTTCCCTCTTTGTATGTCTGTCTTTCAAGCGACTTTATAGTTTGCTTGCATTTTAAACCGACATAAAAATGACGCTGACCATCACTAGACAGTAAGCGGCTATTCACGGCATTAATTCTATCCCTGACTAATGCATGAGATTTCTTGGCCTTAACGCTAAATCCTGCGTTCTGTAAGATCGACAAGTCTGTACGACCACCAGCAGAAGTTTTCCGCTGTCTTGATGCAGGGTCTGGATAAATAATTATATTCCTGTGAGCATAACGGCTCTTAATTTCCTGAACCATCTCATCCGTATTTGATCCAAACATGACTATCTCGTCAACGGCATACAGCTTCTCGCCTTTACGAATGCAGATAACGGCAGACATGGGATCAAGGTTAAAGTCCATCCCTATGTGGAGTGTACCATTATCATCCTTCATATCCAACACAGACGATTCTCGGCTAAACCCATAATAAATTAGGCCGGCATATGTAACAAATTGAGCTTGATATTCTTGGTTAAATGTTCGCTCATCAAGATCAGACTTTGCTGCTTCAATTTCTGACTCAGGAACATTACCGCCCTCAATGGTTGTATACTGAAAACTTGACCATCCTTCAGCAGAATCCATGCCTTTTACCCATAGGTCATAAAAGTGATTTCTGCCTTTAGGTGTCCCAATAAACATTGCACTGCCTTGCCTGTCAGACAAACTTGGCCTGATTACTTCATACCATGCTTCTGGCCGCATATCTGCAAATTCATCTAGCACAACAAAATCTAATGCCCTACCTCTTAGGTTGTTAGGCTTCTCCGCGCCTTTAAGCGATATAACTGAACCGTTAATAAGGCGAATCATTAGGCTGCTTTCGTTTGTTTTAGACACATACTCTTCGGGTATGGTGTGTATTAGCATATTCCACGCTATTTCTTTAGCTGACCCATAGGTTGGGGCTACATACCAACAATTTCTATTTTTACCGCCTACAGCAGCATTTAATAAGGCGCCTGTAGATAAGAACGTCTTTCCAAACCTTCTGCCAGCCACGCATACTCTAAAGCGCGACTGATTCATAAATATTTCACTCTGGGGTAGAGTTAATTGCACGACCATCCACCACTATGTTAATTGCGGGTATTTCTTGAGCTTCTGCTTCTTGCTCTTTCCATCCTGCTTGGGTTTTAAGATAGAATATAGCTGCCGTTACATTGCCAGCTTTAGCCATTTTAACAAGATTTGATCCCATACTAGCTATCTGTTGTACCCTCCCTTTTTTATAAGCGTCAGAAACTTCTGGTTGTCGCTCTTCAATTGCTCTAAATGTTGTTTCAGATACGCTAAAATAGTCTGCAATTTGACCTTTAGTAAGCACAGCAGCTAACCCAGAAATCAAACCTATTTGCTCTGAGTTAAATACAACTTCTGGCCTACCGCCTCCATCACCTTGATTGCCGTTTTTCATTTATTCTTTGTTTCCTGTATATCGTCATTAACAGATATTGCAGCATTCAGAACATTTAGGCTGCAATTGTTACTTAGCGCAAAGTTAAGCAATGCGCTGGTATCCTTTGGAAAGCAAGCACCTCCAAAGCCAAACATACCGTTGTTAGGTACATTTAGATGGCTACCGCCTATCCTTGGGTCTGAACTAACTATATTAATTAGCTGATCCCAGTCGTTTCCTGTGTATGTAGTATATAAATCATACAGTTCATTTAAAAATGATACTTTGGTTGCCAAAAAGCTATTAATGCAATATTTAACAAGGCAAGCTGTGTTTATATCTGTGTGATATTCTGGGCATGCAGCTACGGAACTATGCTTATACACCTCTACAGCTTTGTCAGTATCTATTCTATCGCCTCCAAACACTTGCATAGACGGGTTCATAAATTCATGTTTTGCATTTGCTTGAGTAAGAAATTCAGGGTTCATTACAAGTCCTATTTTACCAATAGGTAACCAGTCAGGTGTTATGGTAGATTTAACTATCGTAAGAATGCCATCAGGTATCGCATCAATTACGCTTTTTACTATAGACCCATCGACAAATCCATCAGGTTTTTTAGGCGTTGGAACACATATAAATATAGCATCAGGCGATTGATCAAGCACGTCTTGGATCGTAACTTTATTGTATGCTGGATCACTAATTAACACTGAATCAAATGCATTAGCAACCGACTGCCCTACGAACCCATGACCTATAATTCCTATCTTCATTTTAATTCCCCTTGAATGTAATTGTGTAGCTTTCGTTTTGCCTCCCACCCTAGACTTTTTGTTTTAGCTGTATCTAATGTTGCTGACGTTCTATTTCCTGCTGCTTGAGCAGCAAACCTGTAGTTATTGTTTATCATCTGGGCTAATTCCAGCACAGAATAAGATTCATCTGAACCAATACCGTACCCATCTCCATTGCCGTAATGCATAACACTGCTTATTCCACTTACAATATCCTTAACATTTGTAAAGTTACGACGCTGCATACCATCACCATAAATAACAACATCTAAGCCTTTTTTCTTTGCATCTATAAACTTGGCTACAGCAGTAGCATAAAAGCCCGATGCACACTCTAATTTGCCGTAAGCATTGTAAAAGTATGTTATTGCATAAGGTATATCAAACATCTTGCAATAGCTGTCTACAAGCATTGTGTTTGTTGCTTTTGATATTGAATAAGGCGATTCAGCATTTCCAAACTTGGTGCTTGATCCTGCATAAATCATTTTGGCATTAGTTACCCTACAATAATCAAGTACATGAGGCAAAGTTGAGGTAATGTTTTTCATTGCATAAAGCGGCTCCTCAAAGCTTTGTTGTACTCTAGCATACTCACCTAAATGTATAACAACATCTGGATTATAGTCCTCTAATTCATTTATTTGTGAGCAGCAACCTACAACATATTTTACATCTACAAGAATGCCTCTTCTTGCGCCAGAGGTCATGTTATCAAGTACTAGAATTGTATGACCTTCACGCGATAGATATTCCACTAAATTTGTGCCAATAAACCCGCGCCCCCCTGTTACTAGAATATTCATCCTATTTTTTTCTTAACCCCATGCCGTAATCTTTGTTCTGACCTGTCTTTTTAACATGATCATGCTTTATAAGCTTCATCCATTTAAAATTTTCATAGCTTACATGATGGTGCGTTCGACCATATTTCATGCTAACAACAGATACATCTGGGTGTTCATTCACAAGCATTAAAGACTTATTTGCTGTTCCGTCGGTATAAACAGAATCAGTATTTCCTCCTTTAACCGTCTGAGTTGCAAGCTTTTCCTGCAAAAATGCATAATATAATATAGTGCACCAACCCGCTTTAAGCATATCGAGCGACAAAATGGTATCTTCGTTATATCTGCCTCGCCATCTAAAAGGAAGGTCATTTCTTATTAGGTTGCAAGAATATATTCTTGTATTAGTTAAGAACGGTGGCCTATGAGCCTTGGCAGGGGCAAACATAGCATAATGTGGACCACTCATGCCTACGTTTTTATAACGTAATGCAAAGTCTTCCATTGACCGCCAAAATGCAGGAGATTCGCATTTAATCTTTGTATTTTTATTTAAACGCCTAAAGCTGGATATATTGTCATCCATAATCCAGTGATGTGTTGCACCTGTAGCTTTAGCGTGCTCCCAAATAAAGTTTCTAGCTGGTCCACTACCGGTTGATCTTGTGGTTCCAAAAGAATCACAATAATCATACTTTTGTTTAAAAGACATATCTAGCGGAATAACAGTAGTTAGCAGCTTGTCCCGCTTAACAGCATTTTCATACAACTTAACCTCGTGAGGTTCGACAACAATATTATGCTTTACTCCCATTAAAGTTAAGGCTCGGCTTGTAATCATATATTTATGACGGCCAAGCGATGGGATATAAAGCGGAAATTGCGGGTAATTATCTGAATTCATTTATATCTCATTGCTTCATAGTCGTTTCTTTCTTTTTGCGGATACCAAATTGACTTTGTTTTGCCAGTATCAGGCTGGCCTATTAAAGAACAAAATTCAGCCACGTCCTCCGGCGTATCAAAATGCACTATAATTTTTCTGAAGCTTGTATCGTCGGGTTGGTCGAATTCAGGCATATTGTCCCACTCTTCTTCCGCATCAGTACCACCCTCTTCAATGTCCAAAAACAAAGTAGCAAGCTCACCGTCATCAAAGCCTATTACGTTAAGATTAAAGTCTATTTCTTGCAAAGCCTCTATTTCAAGACGAAGCAATTCCTCATTCCATCCTGAATTCATAGCAAGCTTGTTGTCCGCGATAACGTACGCTTTTTTCTGGAATTCAGTTAAACCTTCTATCGTTATTGTTGGGACAGTCTTCAAGTTTAGCAGTTGAGCCGCTAAGAGCCGACCATGGCCAGCTATAATCCCGCCATCTTGATCTATCAAGATAGGGTTGGTAAATCCAAATTCTTTAATGCTTGACGCCACTTGCTGAACTTGCGATTCACTATGGGTTCTTGAGTTGTTTATGTAAGGGATTATTTCTTTAGTTTCTTTGTAATTTATTGCTAGATTCATTGCTCAGTCCCGAATTTTTTATTGCTTACATTGATTCTAATATCAACTATATCGCCTAGTGCAATTCCGACATTAGATTTATTACAGTCAATTGCATTAGTTACCTTTAAGCACCATGAATCAATTTCATTTATTGTTAAATAACTAGGAGAGGTGCCGCTACAAAATGAGTCCATAATGCCGTTAAACTCCTCAAGCAAGTCAGGCATCTGCAATAAAGCACACTCACCAAGTAAGCATGATATTGTTTTTTTAGTCATATTTTAACCCTGTGGCAGTTAAGCTAGGGTATTGTAGCGGGTTTTAAACTGAAATGTAAACTATGTTAGATCGTCAACGGCTACGGCTGACAGAGAGGCGAGGATGAAAATAATCATGTAAATAATCACGGTAGTATCCAGTTGGTTAGTGGATCGCAATTATAAAGACTAAACAGTATGATTTGAAATGATTGATGTTGATGCCTTTAATACCATCTATGGTATAAAGTCCGTTTCGGCTCCCCAGTGGACAAGTCTGGGTCAAAAGGTCAAAAGTAACCTCGGCCTGATCCGTACTAACCACCAGTGGATCACTCTGGTCGGAGAGGTAATGACACCTCGGTTGACTAAAAACTAAACAGCTTGTACATTGCTATGAGAAACAATGCCACATAAGCCCCAAAAAAGTAAATCTGTTTTACAACTATCGGCTTAAACATCCACTCTTTAATTGGCTCTATATCAAGACTAGACGCATTTTTCTGCGCCCTTGAAATGGCTTTGTCAGCACTTTTATGCGCTTTGTCAATAAACTTTTTCACATTATCCATTGTGGATATCCTCTTTTTCTATTGCTGGATAAGCTTTTCGTAGCCTTACCCAGTGATTGTCTGGTTCGTCATCAGCTTCGATGTGCTTTTTTTCTTGACGCTTTTTATGCCGTTCTTCTGCGTCCATGACCATCAGCCATGAACCCTGTAGCATTACCAGTAAAGCAGAACAGACTAATATTCCCATAAGAATTTGCATTAGCATACCCCTAAGTTAATACAGTCGTTATACTCCATAGTTGAAACAATACAATAAAGAGCAAACAAAACCACTGAACCAATTAATCCGATACGATTTTCTTGGCGTTCTAGCTTGGCTTTATCAATATCTTTAATTTGCGTATAACTAACAGAATGATTATTAAGCATGGTCTGCACCCTCCTTATACCATTCGGCAAGTTCATCCCAGTTAATTCCTTCAATATCTAAAAAATCCATAACAGTAGCATCCAGATGTTTAGTTTCCAGATCAAGGTGATCAAGAAAAATTTCTTGAATTAAAGTAGAAATTTCACCGTCATCATTAGCACAATCTTGCAATATACCACCAAAATGTAAATTTACAAGCCAAGTGTTTCGATTTGTCCAGCCATTATAATCCGTAGTTTTCATTCTGCTTCTCCTGAGAGTGTAGCGTTTGCGTACATATCAAGCTTCATATTTTTAACAGCTAAATTATAATTAGAATGCGGTATTCCGTAATTTTCTGTTAAGGAAATAATTGCTTTAAATTTCTTGGACATCCAATACATTTGTTCAATTAGGTCGGTGCCTGATTTTCTCAGCATGATTTCTGACGCGTCAATGGTATTAATCAGGTTTGCAATTTCAGCCCCTGTTTCGGGGTGTAATCTAATCATTTTATTCTCCCCTCTCATATCCAGCAAAAGGTTCAGGTTGGATGTTGTTAACAATATAATACGCCTCTTGCACTAAATCGCGCAACAAAGGTTCAAGGTGCAAATAGATAGCATTCTTCAGCAAGTTTGAACACGCATCAGACTCGATATCCATATATAACACATCCAAAAAGTATTTTTGATTACTAATACATGGTGGAAGAACATCGTCTAACCAGCTGTCCATTTGCAATAGAAATTTATAACAAGCCGAATCTTTGTCGTAATCTGTCAGGTCAATTAGATCACCATCCCAATTTTTATAAGATGGCTGAATGTTAGCAATTAGCAGTTCAAGGTTTTGCTTTACAGTTTCAATAGTCATTTGATTAGCCTTTGTTTTTTGATTGATTGAATGTATATACTATATGGCATATACACTACTGTAAACCTTTTTGTAAACTAATTTGCCCCCGAAGGGGCGGTTGATTTAGAATGATGGGTCTCTGTATTGGTCTCTCCGTCCTACGTAGCAACCTCCACTGCCTTTTACCCAGCGGCCATGTTCGCTTTTGTAGACAGGTTTTAACCGACCATCTACTATTCGGAATGTAACTTCGTGAGCGTTAGGATTTCGGCTATATTCATAAACCTCATCTCCGTAACCTGTGCCGCCAACAACATCAGCAATATCTTGTTGAACCGAGATATAGTCATATTTGCCTTTGGTAAACAAATTTGAAACCGTAGCCGCGTAGCGATCAGTCCAACCTGTTAAAGTAGCGGGGTCACCAATTTTAATATCTTCGCAACAAGCAGTTGAGTAGATATAATTTATAAGAGAGCCTGTTTCAGTACCTAATTTCATAATTTCTTCCTTATCGATTTATTGAATGTATATTTTAATTTAAATAATCGACAAAGTATACTTTATTGTTAATTGATGCGATATTATTTTATAACTTGTTGTTATAACCAGGACCCTTTTATAACTTTTAGTTATATAGGCAAAGACAAGGACAGATCACTGCAAAAATACGACACGTTCAGGATCATGTTTAAACCTCTCCAACGCGCCACTCCTCATTTTTAATGCGTTCTTTCAGGTCACGCGAGAATTGGATCACTTCATCCCTATTAAACTTTTTAGGCGGCAAATAAGTTATTTTTTTCATGGCCTTTACTCTTCTTTCGCCATACATATCAACCATAAATGCCTTGTACGCGTCATGAATAACAGGGTCGCTCATCAGCATATTGCACCGCTTGCACTGGGGATGCACGTTCTCTTCAAAGCACTTCAACCTGATATGTCGACGGCTATAATAATGCCCGCCATCCATCGTCGCGTAATGTGCTATTCTCCCGCAACTAACGCACTGGCAGTAACCGTTGTCATCGGATGATTTCAGCCTTACATAGCGTTGCAGTAGCTTTGCCGCTTTATCAATTTCTTGTGCAATAGTTGATTTCTTTTTACTCAATGCGTCCAATCCTGTATATCATCTGAAGGAACAGTTACTTGATCAAGGTGTTCAAGATTGCATCGACCACACATTCCATAAGCACAGTCATCGTCTCCCATCCAAAACTCAAGAGGGTATCCGCATTCGCAATCCATTTTTGTAACCGTTATGCCTTTAGGGGGGAATCGCAAAACATTACTCATCTAATGCTCCTACCGTTATTTTAACCCGCGAATCTTCACCGTTGTCTTTGTGATATACGACAGCTGTCATTGATCGCTCTGCTCCGTAACCAGAATCTGAATGCCACTGATCTGTGCTTGTAAGGCTTCCCCAATGCTCAAAGTGCATAGAACCTATTTCTCTGGCGATATGGTGGTGTATATGACCAAGGTGACAATAGCGGTTTTTCGACTGGCTCCACTGGTCATCTAAGTTTTTAATTACCGTTTGAAGTATTTGCTCATGCTTCATTCTATCCCCGTGGTGGAATACGAATAGATTGTTGTGCCATTGATAATGAATAAACTTTGAGTAGTTTGGTAGGATGGTAACGCGAGGTTCTTGGCTATATAGCAATTCTAACGAACTGGACAGGTGACAAGCCATATCTGAATCATGGTTGCCTCTTACATTAATAACCACAATTTCTTTGTGGGTTAATAACATTTTGTTAATAAGTATCTGGAATAGTCTGCCAGCAAGTTTAAATGTCTTACCTATACGGGTATCAACATCAACGGGTGTACCTTTGGTGGTAGTATTTGCGCTAGAATCGGCATGAAAAAAATCGCCTACATTAAGCAAAACACCGACTTCTGCATTGCCTACTCTATTAGCCAGCCTGTCAGTAGCATCAACTAATATTTTAGTCGCTATTTTTACATCCCAATCATCATCGTCAATCTTGGTTTCTGAATCTGCAAGCATACCAAAATGGTGATCGCCTATCATATACATAGCCAGATAGTCAGCGTTAACTTTTGCTGGCTCTTTAACTGCTTTTTTAAAGCCTTTTAAGTCATCTTTAACACCATCTATCATTAACTCTAAACGTTCTTTTAGACTCTTTTTTTCAGGCTCCTGAATTACCCACTGAAGTCCTACAGACCCGTCAGCTTTATATGCTGTTGATATTCGCTTGGCTTCAAAGCCTTCTGCTGTCTTGTGTATTAAGTCCCTATGCGGGGCTACACCTTCCCTAGCAGCATACCTTTCCATCCTTTTAATGCTTTTATCAACTGTGGTTCTGTCGCATTTTAATTTCTTTGATGCTTTTTGATTTGAGCCGCATTCAATTACTGCGTCAATAATTTGATGTTGCCTTTCTGTTTCAGCGTATTCTTTTAATATTCTTGGATCAATTCCGGACATATTATCTATCCTGCTTTTGCTTCATCCTCTGATACTCGCTATCTTCTGGAACAATCAGCAGCACCCCGTTGTCTTTAGCCCAATGATACACGTTATCCATAAAATGTACCATTTCGCCTTTTGTAAGCTTACTAGACGCTTTTACCTGACCTTCGATAACCGTTTTGCCTATTACTATGTCATAGGTTCCAAGAAACCTTTGCTTCATCATCATTTTAATATTTTCTTTTGTAGCCGTGTCTATTCGCTTAATAAAGTGCTTTGACATTTGATCGCACCATTTATGGAATAATTTATTCTGGCTGATTGTTCGGGGATCTGAATATCGCTCAAACTTAATTGCTAAAGGAGTAAAGTAATCCCAGTCATTTAGCCTTTTAAGCAAATAAGGGAGACGCTTTTCAACATCTCCTTTTGATTTTATAAATACATAATCTCCTTCAGTCACAAAAGTTTCCTGCTTAACCATTTTTGGCTAAAAGCTTCTTGCGGGCTGTCAAGCCGTGAACATATTAGCCTAGCGTCCCTCGATTCTTTGCAAAATCCCCTTAACTCTTTATTTTTTTCGACTTTATGTTTTAGAGTTTTAGGAGCTAACAAATGATCAGGCTGGCAAAAATGAGCAACAGACAATCTGCCTTTAATGGTTTGAATTTTAACACCTCCATCAAGCTGATTTTTAATCGACCATTCACTATACATTCTGTGAGTGTAAGGTACTCCATCCTCAAAATATGGGTGATCGCCTTTAAAAACAAGCCACTTTGGGTCATTAGCTGCTGGCATGAATTATCTCCGTTCCGTCAAAGTAGAATCCGCGGGTCATTAGGTAATATGAAATTGCGGCATTTCTTTCCTCGCCATGATCAAGCCAAGACACATCGGTTAATTTTGCATCAAGAGGTATATCGCGCAACCTTATTTCTTTGTTAACCGCTCTAGGTGAAAATGTTGTTGGTGAGGAGCCGCCTGTATCCTGACAGCGACCAAGCCAACTGTTACAAAATTTACTAATTCCGTTTTTTGTCTTGCGTTTAGCTGGATTAGATTCACACCATGTATCCATTTTAAGCAATTCTTGTTCCACGTTTACTTTCGGATAAGCGAGTTTCCATTTTTGGATTAGTTCTTCTGGCGGGTGCCATTCTTCTTTTGTATTTAGTTTCATTTTGACACCTGTTCTGGTGTTGGGTTGAAGCCATTTGCGGGTCGATTAGCACTTTTCTGTAAGCGAATACGAAAAAAACCATCATGTTCTGGATACATTTTCATAAACCGCCTTGCATAAAACGGATGAATATTATTGTTAATCTTAAATTCACTGGTACCGTCACCACCAATATTGCCTAAGTCCCACCGTATTCTTTCCATAACAGTGTACACAGAGTAATTACGGTATCCATTGTGTATCCTGTCAAAAGTAAACTCTTCAAACATATCCCAAACTTGAGGATGTTCCATGTGGAACCTTTCAGCTTGATGTCTTAATTCATCTAATCTTGTTAACATTTTATTCTCCTAATGGTTCGGCAAGCCTCACCTTGTAAGTAGTTAAATATGTTTCTTATATATTCTTTTGTAAATAATAAGAAACTTTATTTCAGGTGATTTAACCCTTTTACTATATAAAATAGTAAATTTAAGATCAAAGGGCAAATGCAACTCTGCGGTTAATTTGTATTCGTATCGGATATCCAACCTATCCTTTAAGAACAACCGAGTTCTCGCGGGGGCTATGTCTGGAGGGTCAACCACGCTGTGACGTTTAATTTCAGGATTCCGTCACCCTCAAGCCCGAATACATGTACATTACATATGGTCTACAGGCTAAAGTAAACCAAATTGTGTAAATAAGCCGGTGCTACTTATAATGATATGATATAAAATCCTCGATAGTTATATCCAAAGATAAGGCCAATAACTGTATTGTGTGTAGCTTCATGTTTGAATTCGTTCGCCATCTTAATACTTGTTGAGGCGAAGTTTTAGTTATTTTTGCCAAATCCATGCTTTTAACACCCTTGTCGATCTGAGCGTGTTTTAAGCACTTACCTGCGTGTATCATTTCCATCATATAAATCCTTGTGATATATTAATTAGGCGGGTTCCCCCGATCCGCACAAACCCCCTATGGTTTCCCCCCCGAAAGGGGGGGTTTTAGGTTAAAACGGTATATCATCATCCAGTTCTTGAATGGTCATTTCTTCTTTTGCCGTTGTACTTTGACCGCCAGACCCTGCTGGGGAACTTGAGTCGGTATAAAATACCTTTACGTTACCAAGAATAGGTGTCTGAGTTCCTGCTGCCCTTTCCTCCTTGTCAACAGTCTGACTAATAAAGCCATGATTTTCGTATTGATCAGCTACCGCAGTATCTACAAAGGTAGTTAGGTCAAGATAAGTACCTTTTGCACCTTTATATAAGCGACTTTTGTCGATTTTGGTTACGTCAATTCTTACTGAGATTCCTACTTTCATGTTAATAACTCCACATTGGTTTTTATTGCGTTAACGGCCAGATCAATTTCAATGGCCAACTTCTTTATAAACTCATCATCTCGATCAACTCTGATTAAAACGTGAGGCATTGCTGGATGATATGCAAACGCATCCCACCATGTTGCTCCGGTTAAATACATACAGCCTTGGATTTGTTGCCAATAAGCCTTTGCTAATTCATTTTTATCTAAACGATACTTGATCATAGTTTGCGGGGCTGGGCATTTAATTTCCAAGCCGCCATTGGAACCTACCAAGCCATCAGGCGAACACCCATATTGAAATTTAGGGTTAACTATAAACCCTACTTGCAAAACCTCATTACCAGTAATCCATTCATAATCTTCGCGGGCTTCAGGCTCTAAATCATTACCTCTTGTCATGTGTTCATTTGTATATGTTGGCTCACATTCCCCTGTAATAATTTCAGCAGTAAGCTGAAGAATGTATTTAGGGGCTTGAGTAGAGGGTTTGCCTTTTGTCGTTATCAGCCTAGAAAAACAACTTGCAGAAGGCTTGCCCAGTCTGGCGGCAAACCATTCGGGAGTTCCCTGCTCAAACCCGTCAAGAATAATCACTTGGCCTCATCCTTTGACCTAGCTTCAGCTTCAAGGCTTGCCATTTTGTCATTTAACATAGCAATAGCGCGATCATAAAATCCTGCTTTTAAATCAAAGATGGCATCAATTTTAAACTTTTTGCAAAATTGTTCTTCAGTAACACCAGTTGAATTAAAAAAAGCATTAAGAAGAAGAACTTGGTCTGGCGTAATTACAGCTTCAGCGGCCATCGCAACTACTGGGTTAATATCTTCACCGGCATAAATGTGATGACCTAACCCGAACATTGAAAAACACTTTACGAGACATCTCATTTTTGAACTGTTAATTGCAAATTTGTCAGGATTAACGATAGCCTTATTTCTGTTATCCATAACGGGCAACCACATATGACGCATCATCATTTGATCTTGATCAGAACCAGTATGAATATGAACAACGCACGTAATTTCTACGGTATTCGTAAACTCGCAACGATCTTCTTCAAATGAATAATGCAAGTCAGGATAATTCTCCATCATTATCCCATAAGCCCACGCCCACGACAGGTAAGACAGTTTTCCTTTTTTCTCAATATGGTCAGATACATCAACCGCTACTAATTTGTTCCACACTTCGCTTGATAAGCTCATTTTTATAGTCCTATGGTTTGTAAAGTTGTTAAAGCATCCGCATTTTGTTGCCGCGAATATTCTTCCCCGTAACCTGAATAATAATCAGGGTCTTGATTGTCTTGAACATCATGCCCGTGAACAGCATCATATTCGCCCTTTTCAAAATTAGTCATTTCTTGATCTGCAATTTGCAAAATTACTTTATTAGTTGGAGCATCGCATTCAAAACACCAAGCGTCATATCCTTTATACTCGAATCTATCGGGACACCCGCCTAAAAGATCAATATTACATTTGTTGCAAACTAAAATATCCATGTCATTTCCCTTTTTTTATTGATTGAATATACATTATAGGCCATTTTATAGGCATTGTAAACATTTTTGTTTATTAGCAAGCATAAAAAAGCCCCAGTTAAGGGGCAAAAGGGGATTGCAAAGGTGTCTTAAATCCTTACGTCAGATAACGCTCAATAAGTGTAACACCGTTAAATCAGTATGACCACATTGCTGGAGAAGTAAAACCTTCTTCAGTAGTGCAAGCATCAAGGTGAATAAATCGACCGCCACCTTTTTGCTGAATGCCTATTCTTTGTATACCATGCTTTTGAGCCACCCTAATCACTTCTAAAGCCTTTTCGCCATTACATAGTATATCCACAGCCTTTCCGGTTGTATGCGCCCCAAAATGCTCCTTGCGAGCTTCTATAGGGTGTTTGGTGCATCTGTAAGCAGATGACAGCGCAAAACTAAATCCGCACTCCTCTCTGATAGAGTTTAGGGTTGACAAGAATATTAAATCAAACTCGATTGTGTTACATCCACATTTGCAAGTTAGTTCTTTGGGTTTAAAATACCCTTGAGGCTTTGGTAATTTAGCCATAACTATTTTCCTTGTATTTGTTTAGTCTTTTCAAACGATCTCATGCCGCCTAAACCAAGCATGCCCATCAATATTGGCATCAATGTACCTCCGTCTGCTTGAGGAATAAGTATTCCAAAACCAGCAGCCAATGGCGATATAAGATAATTTACTCCAAGAGCAAGGACGCAGACCCATCCGGTTGCTGGTCGCCAAGAACTTTGGAACCAGCTTCCTTTGGCGTCTTGAGTGTTGAGTGCAATTTGAGCAACTGCGATCTCCTGCGCGTGTTTTTCTGACATTGTTGCAATTTCATGAGCAATTTTCTGTTTTGTGTCAGCATCAGGAATCCATTTATCTAGTAATCCGGCAACGGGAGCAATTAAGTTTAACAAGCTCATTTAAAATACCTTTTCCAATATAAATAAACCAATAATTAGCGGATACATGCTAATTAACATGGCTTCAGATTTCTTAAATCTTTGCGCCCCAGCGTCAAGCCTTCGCTCAATGCTTATCATCCGAACAGCGCATTCTCTTTCGTGTGCTTCTAATTTCAAAAGTGCTTCAGATACCGTTGCCATTGATTTGAACCATAATTGCGTTGATTAATAAATATACAACATATAAAACAGTTGAAGCTGCTGCCGCTGCTATGCTGTTCCAAAAAAATGCCTTTCGCCTTCGCGCTTGAGCATATACTGTTGCTTCTCTTTGCTCTCTTATCTTGCGCCTAAGGGCAACCAATTCAGTGTAGCCTGTCTGCCCATAAGTGTACATTAACAAAACACGCAACTCATTTTCTTGGAATGCGATCTTCTTGTTCTGAATGTAGACATTCATAGCTTCCTGTTCTACCGACTGAGCAGATACCAACCTTCTAAAAAGCGGTGGATTCTCAGCCTGTTTTTTTGCCTCATTGAAGTCAGACACCGCCCCGTACCAAGCACCAATCTGTCCCAAGGTGTCATCGATTTCTCGACCAGCCGCAACCATCTTTTTAACCATGTTGAAGGCTTTGGTTGCCGCCATTACAGCGGTGACTGGATCAATCATGGACGGCCACCTTTTTTGGATTTACATATTTTGGGACACAATAAGCCATTACAGGCGTGTGGTATTTTCGGTGAGTTCCCTGAACTGTTAGCTGTTCGGCAAAGTACCTGCATCTAGTCAGACTAAACCAATATGAAGTGGCCTTCGGGTCTATGTCACCATTTACCATGACAACTAACATAAAGACCAGCGTCATTTATTCT